TGAAGAGAAGTCCATCAAATGCGATGCGGTTCAAGTCACCTATGGAATGCACATAAAAGTCTATTTGAAACAGGAAGAAATCTTAGAACTTTTCTGGGATGACGGACTCGTAAAACACAAAGGCGTGTTCTACGGAGACTTCACTGTTCTTAAAGACTATAACGATGACCCAGATTGCAACGGCGAAGGATTAGCCGCCGATGCTTGCGACGATGCCGCAGAATTGATTAAAGAAATGCTTGAAGCATTGAATATCGCAAAATGCTACATGGAGGGAGATGCCGATGACGAACAAGAACAGCGAGATTATGCTTTAATCTTGGAAACAATCGCCGCCGCCGCATAACTGAAACGAAAAACCAATGAGCAGAACACGCCAGCTTACCCTGCACCTAGTTTGCCTAATCCGAAACCCTAAAGCATGGAGATTCTATGACCAAGCTTAAAAAGGCACAGAAAGCTACCAGCATTTACAACCGAGTGACCAATCCCCGATTGCTTTTAAGCGATCATCAGCACGCTTGTCGTCACAAGGTGGCCCGAAAGATTAGAGCATTTTTAAGGGAAAACCCTTGTCAGATAATAGAGTGGAGCAATGTAACCCTCCATGCAATGCCTAACAACTAAACCACAACACCAACCAACCAAAACAACATGACCACAATGACCAAAAAACAATACGCAATTCAGAACAGCAAGGGCCTTTACTATAGGGGAACTTGCTATGGAGATGAAAGAGATTGGACAGAAGCCCCAATGCAAGTCTTTGCGTATGATTTAGATACAGCGCAATATCGTTGCGACTGTTTTCCTCAAATGTTCTTTGATTGCGAAATCGTAAAGCCAAACTTTTGAACTAATTAGCAAGCAAAAAAACATGAGAAATAAATAAACCAAAAAACAACACCAAAAAAACAACACTAAAAACATGATAACAAAAGCCAACTTGCAAGCGGTCGTTGACCGCATAAACCGCACGACAGGATCACCGATGGAACCCTACACCAAAAGCGGAGAAGTACCCAATCAGAAGTATTCTGCCAACATAGGAAACTATCATTTATCGGGAGCATACGGGGGATATGCACTCCACAGAATGGACACGGACGGCGGAGGAATCACGGACGTTCTCCGAGTGGGTCATGTCTCAAAGCGCGAATTGTATAATGCCATGCACGCCTTTCTAAGGGGAATGGATGCCGTCACCGAAAAGGAGAACGCTCGTTCTCAAAGCCTAAAACTAAAATGAACAACATGACATTTAAAAACCTTTTAATAGGTGACACATTTGACTTTATTGATGATGAAAGCCCTATGCATAACAGCTTTTACGCCCGATGCAAAAAAATAAGCAAAAGAATGTATTTATACAATGGATGCAAAAAAAACAGAATTGGAACAATTAATGCAATGTGCTTTCACGTTGAAGCAAGAAATTCTTACAAGGACTAAAAAAATGAACATCATAGAATCTTTTTTGAATGGCAATATTAGCCACGCCCAAAAGCTTGCGAAGCATCGCTCATTCTTTTGGCTGTGCGCTAGGGGGGAGGAACTTGGCTTAAGGCCCTTGCAACGCTGGAACATCGCCATGTTCTTAAAGGGCTTGCAATCTTGGAACGATTATTGTGCCAGTTCCGTATTGTGGGAGGAAACTATTTAAGGCCATGCACCCTGACTACATCGATCCATATCTCGCAACAATTATTGCGATTATCTTTAGCATTTTCACCTACATAAACCACAAGAAAAATCAATAAAAACTAAAACTATGAAAACTAAACTTGAACACTTGCCAGCATTTGAAAGGGGATTCTTCACAGCCGCATTTTGGACATCAGACGAAAACGCCCCCAGCGGAGATTATAGAGAATCGGGAAATGCGTCTGACCATTGGAAGAGATTGCATCCAGTAAATAAAAAGACGCTTCTTTATGCGTTGCATAATTGGAAAACAGAGCACGCTGAATTGCTTGAACAAGCTGGAGACGATGCACAGAATGGACATGATCTTTGGCTGACGCAAGCAGGGCATGGATGCGGATTCTGGGATAGGGGATATGGAGAATTAGGGGATCAGCTTTCCGCAAGATCGAAAGAGTTTGGCCCGTATGATTGCAGTATTGACGATGATGGCGTGTTTATTGAGTAACTCTCAACTCCATAAAACCATGACAATCCTTGAAGCGTTAAAAATATCCGTCATAGGGATACTTCTATCCCTACCAGCATTCACATTCTACGCTTGTCTCTCGACAATGTGGCGACAAAGGAAGCAGGAGGAGGGCAGGAAATAGGGAACCAATAACAAAGCAAGAAAAAGGGGGGGATAAATTCCCCCCCTTTTTTGTGCCTTTAATTTATGCCCTTTATGTCAGGATGATGAGAAAAAATAACGCACGAGAATGCCCTATAAATCATTTTTATCTTCCCTTGCTATGATGATTCACCAAAAAATAAAAACGATTCTAGGGGCTTTTATGCTTTGTCATACACTTGTCTTACAATCACTTACCATTACTTACAATGTATTTTGTCTTACATTCTCTTACTTTGTCATTGTATTACAAATACTCGCAATTACTTACAATGTATTTTGTCTTACCATTACACACATTTACTAACTTTGTGGTTTGTAAGACGATTACACGCATTTACTTACTTCCGCTTACATTGATTTTTTTCGATAGTATTCCGTTTCGTCGGGCGTTTTCGTCGGGTCACTTCGTCGGGCGTTTTCGTCGGGTCACTTCGTCGGGCGTTGAGCAATCTCCAGTTTAGTCTCAGCTTCCACCACGCTAGGCAGGGCGATTCGGCTTTTCTAGGCAGGACGATTGAGGTTATTTAGTTTTAGTCTTTTGTAAATGCAGTTTCTTGTGCGTTTCTTCCAACTTCAGAATGCCAAGTAGTCGGGGGCATGACCCTATATGATTTCTGTGCATCAGTTGGCTTAACAAAAGAATCGTCGTGCCAGATAATACGATTGTTGGGTTGCGCTCCGATCTGACCACTTCCGTCCTCTAACAGAAGAATGTGATAGCATTTATGCTCGGAAGGGTACTGGCTATATCCATTGTCGGTATGATCCAAGGTGAACCAATAGGATGCTGGAATGCTCTTGCCTTCCCTATCAAGATAATGGCAACTCATTTCCCTGAGATATTCATATCGGCATACTGAGAAGTCCCATCCGTGTGCGTCCCACATTTGCAGGTGCGTGATAGGGTGAGGTGCAATTTTAGGCTTCTCATGGTATAGCTTATGCAAAGGTATCCTAGCCCATTGTGCGCCTGACTCGCAGAGAATAGAGAAATGCAATGCTCGGCTAGGGATGCTAGTCACCCCGATAATCACGCAAGCCTCCAAGTCTTTGCGTCCATCCAGACCATGCAGGATGTCGGCGGCGACATAGCCGTAGAGGTGTTGGGGAACGCTGGCGTTTAAGCAATGGTGGTTCATTTGACTTTCTCCTTTTCCTGCTCTTCCTTCGCTATCTTCCATGCCTCCTGCATTGAGGTCTGCGCTCTCTTGTTGCGATCCTCATCATCTCCTGTTTTCTGGAAAGGATTGATCGTGAAGATGCCTCGCTTGGAAAAGAACTTATCACAAGCAACGCTCACAGTATGAGACAGATTGGTAAGGTAATCCTCATAGTCATCCCCCTTGGTATCAATGTGGACGAACTTGTTATGAGGTACGTAGTTGACGAACTTGATTCCCTTCTTCATGCAAGTGAATGTAGGAGGGCTTCACAACGGCAAAGAATACAATCCTCCTTGCCCTGCTCTTCGGGTGTTCCGTGATCCACTCCGCTAGTCTTAGCAACTGCCGATAGCACCACATAAGCGTCACCAAGTAGCTCCCACATTTCGGGAGCCTTGGCGAATAGCTTGGCAAACTTCAAGCTCTCTCCAATAAAAACGCTATCGTCCATTGTGAGGACGCAACGATCACTAGCGTCCACTACGCTGTCATTCTGCGCCCTAAGCGGGAACTGCATTGGGACTCGTACTGACTCTTCATCTACTCCTGCTGGTATAATAATGCTCATAATTAGTTATTTGTATTGTGTTAACTGATTGTTGTTTTATTCGGTGTATTTCTTAATGAGTGAATCAATCTCGTCGGCTATGTCTTTCGTCTTACCGAAAGAGTTCATCATGCGGATGTCCTTGATCACATCTAGAAGAGTGAAGAACTCCTGCTCCTGTGCCTCAAGCCTTTTCTCAAGGGAGGCAATTTTCTTTTCTAGGCTGTCCATGTATTCGTCGTTGTTGTTCATGCTTTTGGGTTGTTGTCTTGTTGGGCTATCTCTTGTTTGGTTATCTGAATTGCGATGTTGTAGAAGTATAGGTTGAACTTCTCTTGATCCTTGCGGAATAGGTCTGCTAGTTCCTCAAGCTGAATTCTGCGAACATGATGTCCGTAGAGCCACAGCCCCAGCACATACGATGCTACCAATCCAATACATCCTGTGGCGATAACAAATGCGTTCATTTTTCAAGGATGATAATTGGGGCTACGGGAGTACGATCCTGCCAGACGGAATCGTAGTAATGGCGCATCATGGAGCTATATGCGGTTTCAATTGCTGGCTCCCTGTTGTCAATCACGATGACTCGTGAATCACTCAGGTATGGTCGTGACTCTCCACGCTCCAATAGTTCAGCAGGAATGTCGTATGCCGACACGCTTGCTGTGATTGCGGCTAATGCCGCCATGTATTTTATGTTTGTCATTTTGTAATGCGGCTGGTTGATCCGCTTGAAACCATTCAATCAGTTTTTTAATTTCGATCAAGAATTATTTTCAATTATTTTCATGCCCTCTGGAGCCGCATAAACACTAACTCAAAAGGAAACCCCCACCCAGAACATGACAACTGGATGGGGGCTATGCGACCAACAATTGCCAGCAAATCTTAGAACGGAATGTCCTCGTCGCTATCGGTGCGCTGAGGCTGGTATCCATTTCCCTTGGCCTTGTTGTGGCTGTCAACTCCTTTTTTATATGGAGGCTTGACCCCGAAGGAAAGAAACACATCTCCGTTCTTGGAGGTTTTCTCCCATACACTAATCTCAAAATCCTTGCCTTCTACATTGAGAGGGCCAGCCCATTTCGGAGCTTTTGGATTTGCATTGTCTTTGCGGAAAGCCGCACCCTTATTTGTGTTGTCGTATTCTGGCATATATTTATTTGTTTCGGTTTTGTTTCTTGAGGAGCATTGTAATGCAATCTGCCGCATCTTTCATTGAGGCAAAAAGACCTACAGTATACCAATCCCTTTTGTCTTTGTTAATACAATTCCACATACTATCTTGTATGCGTGTGCTTACTTCTTCCATGTGAAAGCAGTCTTGAGAACCGCTATACTCGACCATCCATATTTCGTCTGCGTCTATTATTGTCATTGTTGTTTTTGGGTTAGCGTTCGTCAAATCGTAGGAACTCAGATTGGAACGTAAGAGGTATACTAGCACGAGGACAAGCCCTAGCAAGCTTTATGTTTAAGAACCAACTCTTCTGGTCTTTTTGATCCTGAGAGATTGTCAAGAATAAATCGCAATCATGTTCGATGGCCCTTGACTCTCGTGAGGCTCCATCAGAATTAAGCTGAGTGAGAGCAATGATCACAATGCCTAGCTCCTTGGCTAGTGTTTTAAGCGTCCTAGAAGCCTCTGCAACCTGTCTTTCCCTGCTGTCCTTGGTGTTGGTAGGCTCAAGCAATTGGATGTAGTCCACGACCACTAGCTTGACTTTGTGGACGGCAACCATTCGTCTTACAGCCGCCCTCAACTGAAGGCAGTTTAGGCTACTCTCATCCCGAATCCAAATGGGGAGTCGGCCTATCTGATCAACACCGTGACCGATCCTATTCATGAGTTGCTTGTCTACGTCTCCAGCCTTGGTTAGCAGGGATAGGTCTGCTCCAGACTTGGAGGCAATTAGACGATCAATAAGCTCCCCCTTGCTCATCTCAAGCGAAATAATGCCAACTGGATTCTCGCCAATGTCAGCGGTACGCATTGCCATATTCAATGCCATAGCTGTCTTACCGCCCTTAGTAGGCGCACCGATCACTACTAGCTGACCATTGCGAAAGCCTCCTGTGAGTTCGTCTAACAATCTAAAGCCACTTGTGATTCCAATCAGCTTGCCCTTATTCTTAACCATTGCGTCATACTCCGCTAGTCGCTCAAAAGCAACCTCCTTCACGCTCTCAATGCGAGACGTTGTTTCTGAATCGGCGGCAACCGCAATGAGTGCCTTCTGAACTATCTCGCTTAACTCTCCTGCGGAGGCTGGGTCATTGGCACTAGCAATAATCCTTTCGGCGGCGGCAATGGCAAGCCTAGAGGTGTGCTTGTGCTTTAAGATCTCCACATATCCCTCCCAGTTACTCACAACGCATGGAGCAATGAAACATTCCGTTACGAATGCCGCCCCACCAGATAGCTCCAGAGTGCCAGCATTACTCATATGCTCAGTAATGGTTACTAGATCACAACCCTGCCCTTCCTTCCAAAGCTCAATGGCTGAGTTGAATATTCGCTTATGAGCAGGATGGAAGAATAGCTTCTCGCTAATTTGATCAGCCGCTTCATTGATGATACTAGGACGCTGGAGGATTGCCGAGATGAATGCCTTCTCAGCATCGCAGGATTGTGGTGATGTCATGTTGTTGTTTGTTGGTTAGTTTTTGCACCAATGGGTGATCTGATATAGAAGCTCTGCGATATTTTTGGAATCAAAATAAATATCTGAATTTTTAATTTCGTAATTTCCTGACTTGAATGTAATTGACTTTCCGTTTGACAAGACCTTAACGAACCCTGCTGGATAGTATGTTGCACGTTCCATAAACAATGATTTGGGAATCCATCCGCATACCACCATCTTCATTTCTTTCCTGAGAAGATTGCAGAATATGTAAGCATCAACACTTGATTGTGCTTGATGCTCAAATAGTGCGTTGGTCTGGTCTAAGGTTGGAGGAGACGTTCTGCCCATTGTCTTCACATCAATTTTCTTGCCCATGATCTCAAGATCAAATCCGCAATCAACACCATTTAGGATTTCCATTTTCTTTAAACCTAGTTGATGAAGAATGAGATTTTCACCTATCATGCCGATAAGTTGGTTCTCGTGAGATCCATCAACCACATCTCCACGCTTGCCAATAGAGGCTTGCAGGGAAAGAGTTGCAGAATCAGCAAGAACGGACTGAGGGATTGATAGTTTAAAGGCCATTACTGTTTAGTCTTCTTTTCTTTCTTGGGCTTCTCTTCCTTCAATGCCCACCAGACCAGCACTTGCTGTTTGAATGTGTTCCAGTAGTTGGATAGGTCATCCTTCCATACCACTTCAAAGTCACCTTCCTCTTCCTTGCCAATACGCACGATGGCATGATTGGTGATTTGATTCATGCGTTCTACAAAGTTTACTCCTGCTGGCAGATAACTGCTGATACTACGAAATTCACAATTTAGTCGATCCGATTCTAAAATTGGAATAGGGGGCTGATTGCAGTTCCAAAGCTGTGCGTACCCAGCGGCTTGCCTCCAGTATGACTCAGAAATCTTCTTGGATGTCTTGAAGTCGATAAGGATATAGTCTCCTGCCTCATTGGTTGCAATAAGATCAATCGTGCCACCATATCGGTGATACTCATTCACGAGTTGGATTTCCGTAGCGACCTTTGTGAGCTTGGCATCCTCCCACCAATCGTGAAACTTGTTATAGCACAGCAGGGCTTTCTCAATGTCTTGCGTTGAGTAGTCATCCAAGTCGGCTACTTGCCCATTGAGGTAGCATTCAATAAGGAAATGGGCAATCGTGCCAATGTCGGCGGCATTGTCCCTCTCCTTGCGATAGTCCTGCCCCTTCCTGCCTAGATCCCATGCCCAATGGATGAGACCACCAGCATCCTCTCCGATCTTGCAGATGGTCGAGCCACCGCTTACTTGTGTGCCGTCTGCCAGAAAGTATTTCTGGTGAGGGGCGTTTCGTATCAGTTTTGTTTTTTCCATCCGCTACCGATAGTCAGACTCCAACTCATTGTCGAGAACAAATTCATCCCAATCATCAGAATTTGAGGATTGACTTCCTGTGGCATCTCCGAATCCGTTTTGTAGGACAAATAACTCAGTAAGGAGAGCAAGTGCGTCTGCTCTATCTGGCGACCCTCCCTTGGTTCGCTTCTTCAAGTCCTTCTTACTCTCAAGTAACGTGCGTTCATTCTTGAGGGAATAGATTCTAGCGCAAAGCTCTCGTGCCGTCTGATCATCCAAACCTCTCATTCTGCCACTCATAATGATCACTTTGATCTGCCCCCATAGCTGAGTTACCCGATTGGCATAGACTTGTTTTGCAGGACGCTCATCCTCCACGCTAATTGGAGAATCCGTAGCCGCACCTCCAAAGCTCACTCGCACAAACCCAGACTGCCACCGCTGGGAGATAATGTCGGCAATACCAGCACCAGCACCAGTTGCGTCAAGAGCAAAATTCTCTGGCTCCACATTGTGCTTCTTTAGTAACTCAATCGTCTGATCGGCTACTTGATAGAATAGCGGATAGTTGGGATCATCCATGAGTTGAAGCTTGATAGTTTCAGTAAGGTTGATGGTGAGGTTGCCATCTGTTGCCTTACCCACCTTGGCAAATCGCAAGATACAATCATCTCCCTCGGTCGTGAATGCAGGGTCTAGTGCCGCTAGTGTCTTTAGATCACCTCCTGTCCACATCACCTTATCTCTGGCACATCCCTCCGTGATCATAGCGGAATCCACCATTGTATTTCTGGCTCCAGACTTGCTCCACATTCCCCTGCAATAGCTATTCCACTCCAGACTCCCCTCACCAAAGTTTTTACGGATAGTATCTACGTTATCCTGTCCGAAGAGATATGGGTACATAAGCCTCCCAGCTTGAATGTTTGGAGACTTTAATCCATCAAACCTAACGCAAATCCCTGTCTTCGTCTCCCAATGCTCATCATCATCCCCAATGCTACCCCATCCCATTTGCGGTTCGCAGAACAATCCATGAGGGTCAAACATACTAGAGGCATTAGCGATGGCAATGAAGTGGTAGAAGTCCGTACCAACTGCCAAGTTTGCTCGTGCAGAGAATACCGCTGGATTCGTCTGTGCGGCCTCGTCAACCATGATTAGCATTCTAGGTAGGTGAACACCCTGCAACTTACCAACGGCTTGCTCTATAGCCCCAGAATCAACGGCAAGTGCGGTTATAGCCGACCTATCATCACCCTTGGTGAATTGGATCTTGGTTTGTGAATCCACTATGTTCAACCCGAATAAGGGAACGCAAGGTCTAGTGAACCTCATCATCTCAGCCCAGATACGTCCACGCAACGAGGGAACAGTCGTACTCGTTAAAGCCACACGAGTTCCCATCGGTTTAGCTAGATACTCAACCAGAGATAGCAAAGTGAATGTGAATGTCTTACCAGCGGCGGCACATCCAGTAACTCCGATTTCGTCATAGTGCGTCCATGCCCATAACGCCAACTCATTCCAGTTATTCCAGCTTTTAATCACATCGGGCCAAAGCATATGAATGCAATGCTTGATATGCTGACCCCTACTAATCCCTGTAATGCGAGAAGGGTCTTTATCCGCAACCATCAAAAGCTCTATTTCAAGCTGAGTGATGTTCGGGAACTTGCTAAAGTCTATACCGTATGTTTGGAGCTTCATAAAGTTAGAGGGAGGATGCTTTTAAACACCCTCCCCCTGTCTCAACCCAAGACAAATTATCGAAGCTGACTACGGATTGACTCCATTATGGACTTAGGCTTGCCCCTAACTTCGCCATCATCATTATCAGATGATCCCTTGCTAATGCGAGGCTGGACGGCGATATCTTCTTTGGCCCTGCTCTTATACTTAGCAAGCTCTGCCTTCAGCTTATCATTCTCGGCAACTGCCTCACGAGCAATCACAGCAAGGAATGGAGCCACAGTCATTTCATTCTGGGTTGCGTTCCCATGAATGATTGCCCTAGCCGCTTCAATCCTCTGCTTAACTAGCTTATCGTTATCGTCATCTCCTGTCATACGGAAGAAGTCACTCTTCTGGGCGAGATGATTAGTCATACGCTCAAAGTTCGTGTTGACTTCCTCAACGATCTTAATGTTCTGCTGTTGCTCGGCTTGGTTAATCTCGTTGGCTGTAGCACGATAGTTTTCTAGCGCACCCTCCAAGGCTCCACGCTTACTATCGGCATCATTAACGAGAGACAGGAATTGTCCTGCCGCCGCACCGCCACCAAAAGATTCATCAATGAAGTCGATACGCTCCCTTCCCTTTAGGGAAAGTGCCTGCTCAGCAATGGACTCGTCATCGGCAAACTCCTTGGCAAATGCCTTGGCGTTATCAACGGATGAAGCAAATGGAGCTTCGTACTTCTCCTTGAACTTAGGGGAACGCTCAAAGGCTGTACGCTCAAGCTCTCCCTCTAGCTTCTCAAGTTTCTCACGATATGTAAGAACCTCAGTATCCTTTGCCTTCAGCGACTCCTCGTAGGCTTCAGCCTTCTTACGGAGTTCAGCAATGTTCTCCTCCTTAGTTTTCTTCTTGGGCGTTTCTAAAGGCTCAATGTCCTTGGATAGATCAAGGTCTGAAATGTCAAAGCTATCAGTAACTTTCTCCTCCTCAACAGCCTTAACTCCCTTGGTCTTCTTGGACTTCTTTTCAGTAGGCTCAGTAGTGCCACCTTCCATCTGCTTGAGATAGTCGTTGGCATCCTGCTCGGCTACATAGTCGAGGTCTGTGGGGATTATTCCATCTGGAAGATCTTCAAGACTCTTGATGTCAACCTTCTTGATGTCTGGTTTCTTATTCAGTTGTCGGGAAATTTGACTCTCCCATGACTCTGTGTTTGGCTCTGGCGTGGACGCAATGACTGGATCAGCCGCTTGCGTTTGGTTTGGTATGTTTTCTTCTGACATAAATTAAAACTCTCCTGTGTAACTAGGTTGAACTTCTTCAATCTCCTCTGGGATAATTGATAGGTTATGAAGGTCTGTAATGATAGATGCCCTTCCTGCATCAAAACCGAATAACACGGCGGCATTATCTGCGATCTTGGTTAGAGCATTAGTATTACCCAATGTCTTAGCCGCAGTTAAACTATCTGTTAGCTCAAGTGCCGCTTTCAATACAGGCAATTGCAGGATCTTTTTTAGCTCTACAGCTAGGGTCACATCAGCCCTCCATTGTTCAAACGTCATTTTGGATTTCTTTAGCCTCTTCGTCTCTGATCGAATGGATTAGGTTTTTTAGTGTTAATGCCAGTTCGGATTCTTTTCCGTGAAACGTGCGAAGGTATATGTATCGCTCGTATATGAGAGCAACTATCTGCTCCCTCATTTCTTGCCGCCCCGATTCAAAGGGGTTTGTTGTCATTTGTTTTATTTGGTTATTCCGTAAGCTTTCATAGCTTGCTTTACATGATCTACAGCACTAGTTGGATAACCAGTTGGTTCCTGTATTTCAAATCCTTTGCCTGTGCTAATTGAATCCATGCTTTCATTTTTCTGATGTTGCAACAAGCTTTTCTTTTTATTTTCATCTCCCCACATTTCTGGTGATGGTATGAATTTGCTATCACCAACCCATTCTCCACCAACATTCATTGATCCATCTGGATTAATTGAGTTGTGATACTTGGAGTCCTTACTAAAAGTTGCGTAAGTTGGCTTTTTGAACTCATCGGTAAAATGAGCTTCTGGCTTTTTGATGTCCTCTTCCTTTCCATACTTCAACCAATACCCACGCAAATCATAATATGTATCATCTCCACGATCACCTAATGCTTTTTTATACTTTTGGTATTGAGCTTCTTCTGCTTGGGATAGAGGAGTGTTCCAATCGGTTTCATAGCTTCCAAGCCTTTCTTGAGTTAATTTCTCTTTAACAACATCCAACATTCCTTTTGGTTCGTTTGGCATATTACTGGTTTTTATTCTGTTCGTATTTCTGAGCGATTTTCAGTTTGTCAATCATAAGCCTCTGCGCCGTTCTGCGGTCTTGTAACTGCATCTGGTGCTGGGCTTTTGCTTGCTTGATCTGAGCGTCATTCTGGAACTTCAAGCGGTCAAGCTCTATTTTATTCATAGCAATCATTTGTTGAGGATCTTGCTGTCCACCCTGCTGTTCCATTGCCTGTTGCTGTGCTTCCATCTCCTTCATTTGGAGATCTTCTGCCATGCTAGCCAACTGGTCAGCAATCTTCATAAGCTCACTCGTCTGCTCATTCATACTATCGAACTGGTCTTGACGAGTTGGATCTGTCTCCAAGAACTGGAGATGCCCAAGCAAGTGAGGAAGCAGGGCTTGCATAGACTGATTAGCTTGCCTTGGATCTACTTGTTGGTTCTGAACAGCTTGCACAATCCCACCACCGAACTGAATATGAACAGCAAGGTGAGTAGCGTGATTCTGATCGGGATCAATGAGAACCTGACCTCCCGATTGGAGTGCATTATTCTCAAGAGATGCAATGGATAGGTCGTTGCCATCTGGTCTTACCTCCTCTGGAATGCCGAAAGTTTCAACGCCAGTTTGTCCAGCAATCGCCGCAATGTTGGCATTAATAACACGCTTACGATTAGACTCTGGGAGTTGTGGAAGGTACTGACCAATAAGCCCCATTGCCTGTAGTCGTGCCGAAGCTGAACCCTGACCAATGGAACGAGTGGCCCTAATGGTATCCATGTCTAGCAATGCTCCTGCTGGAACACCCCTATCCATGCAAGCCTTCTGGAACCTAAGTGCCTCCTTACCTCCATGATCCTCTTCAATGAGATTAGGATTGGATGCCCTACGATAAACCTCTGTGTAATGCACATCAAGTGCTTGTAAGTAGATCTCTGCACGAGTGTTGGTGAGGCGGCTCTTCTCGCCCATCTCAAGCTCAACTTCTCTCGCTCCCTTCCTGCTACCACCATTAACCACGGATGGCATGAAGCTACCAATGTCATCAGACTCTTGGGCATTAAAGAACTGAGCGACCTGCATGGAAGCACCCAAGTTTGTGGAAACATTCTGCTGAACCAGTTCAAGCCCAGATGGAAGAATCCTCCAAGGGCCAATCTGAATGCTCTTCATCTTCTCGGCATCGGCGGCAGAGCTTGCTCGGAACATGGTCGTGCCACCTACAATGGCATTCTCCATGAGGGAGTTATTCATGCGGTTCATTGCTTCCGCATATTTATAAACCTTCTGACCCAGCCCTCTCACGCCATGATAGTAACCATTGCCAACTCCATTAAGGAAGATGGTAAATGCGTTAGAGAAATCCTTATAGCGTCCAATCTTCTTGCAAAGGAACTCTGTGCTATTGATGCGATCAAAGATGTAGTGAGAAATACGACCATCGTATTCCCTGACATAGAAGTGGGCTATCTTGATGACCTTGCTCTTGGCGTAGGAGTAGTAAAGTCCGTTGTTTTTAAGCTCTGTCTGATACCACTCCCAAGGACGGCGTTGATCCTGCTCGTCAATACGAGCTTGCATGATTGCTTCCCTAACCTCCTCCACATCCCATCCACCTCTTTCAGCGGCCTCTTTATTCTCAATGTAGGAATAAAGCTCCTCGCAATAAAGCTCGTCTAGAACATAGCAGAACTCCCAGTTATTCCAATCTACCTTCGATCCCTTCGGAACAACCATAGCCCAAGGCTCAATTGCTTTAGCCCTCCAATCGGTCTGGTCTGGGAAATACATACAGGACTGACCATGAATCACTAATGACTTATGGCAGACTTGATGCTGTGCAAGGAAGTTTGGATTAGATGAAGAAAGAAGCCTGTGGAACTCTTCGGTAATTATTCGGCTCCACTCCTCCCTCTTGCCCATGTCCTTGCCGTACTTAGTCTTGCAAGTGGCATACGCACCAACAGAGGTGAGGATGTCAAAGTAAGGAATAACTGCGGCCTCTACCTTGGCTTCGGCATGACCCCAGTTTACATTAATCCGATCTGCCTGACCAAGTTCACGAAGCTGTTGTTCGTTAAAGGGAGGATTACCATCAATAATACCTTGGATTTGACTGCGGCGATGTGATGCGATTTGATCATCTTCTTGCAGGGTGAAAAGCATTGCACGGGCTGACCCAGCGTCCTCCACCCTTGTTTTTGGGGGCTTCTCGCCTTCTTGCAAGTCTTTCAGTCCGTATGTAATCATATTTTAAGTGATGCAGATGCTTGAGTTAAGTCTTCAGTTTTTAACCAGCACCAATCTGGTCGAGCCTCCGTTGTCTCGGATTTTTCTCCAGAGAGCAACACTTTTCTCTTTACATGAACGATTGCTTCGTTCCTGCAACCACATACCCCACAAGTATAAAGGCTTTCATCTAAAGGTGTTGTTCTAGTCCCCCTAACTCTAGAGACTAATTTTGTGATTTTTTGCATTACATTGCACCCAGCACAAAAGTTAGTTGTCATATTATTATAACAACGAGAACAAATCTCAGCCCTTCTATTAGCCTCCTCTTGGCTAACAAATACATCCTCTCCCTTAATCCCATCAAAAGCCATAGTGGACAAAGATGTGATACCCTTAATAATGCTTTCAGCGGATAGGAGTGGCCTAGTACCCTTGGCTGGAGTTCCATCAGTATATACGCACCAACCATGAGGTAACTGCCTACATAGCTGATCCTCTACACGCTCAATCCAATCCTTGGGGAGAGGAATACCATTGTCAATATAATGCGCCTTAACTCTGGACAGGAGTCCGTCCCATGACAACTCACCATCAATCTTCATGCCTGTCTCTGGGACTGTGAAGCGATAGCGGTTCGGTGGAACCATATCGGTCTTAATTAGCTTCTGTCTGATCATTTTCAAGTAGTTGTTTGAAGTGTTCTAGCCCTGCATAAAAGCCTCCAAGGAAGGCGTTCTTTGCATAGTCTTCATGTCCCTTTGCAGATCCATGATGCTGTGAGTATGTTCTGATCCCGATGGTGTTGTACCAATCGGTAAATGTATCTTCTAGTTTTTTCATTTGTTTGAGTCTTTGAATGCGTTAATAACTTTTCCTAGTATATCACCAGCGTTATCTACTGCTTCTTCTGAAAGGTCTGGAAACCTAGCGTGAAGAAACTCGTGACAGATAACTTCTTCAAGTGACCTCGTGGGCTTTGGATTGATGTATATGGTTTTGGTGTGATAGGCACATAGCCCATCGTTCTGAAGTCCATTAGTTACTCCAGTATTACCATAACCATACTTCCAAGTGGTTCCATTGACCTTAAAGTTTCCAATCTTTTTAAAGGTCATCGTCTGAATGAAACCATGATATACATCAATACTGATGCACTCATGGTTCCGATGATTAGTTGCTGGATTGTTGACATTGTTCGATAATGGAAAGCTCTTTATTCAAGCACCAGATTGCTTTCTTCAGATCCTCAACTTCCTTCTCTGGATATTTCTTGCCAGCACGAAAGATGTATTTGATTGCATTAGCTCTCAGGTAATTGAGATGAGCAATCGTATCTACAAGCTCTCCACCGCTTGGAGCCTTGTAATGAGATGGACTATTAACTGGATCGTTCTCTTTCATCGTTTTGATAGTATCATTCCCCTTCTTTCTACAATAAACCTACCCATCTGATCTCGCACAACACGATGCTCAATATTACCCCTCACCATGTCCTTTAATACACGATCAAGCATGATCCTATTAGTCTTGCTGTTCTCCTCATAAGGGCCAGCAAGCCAAGAAAACTCTGGCTCAATATAAAACTCTTTTGTCAATTCTGCTTCGTTCATTTGATTATTTTGTAGTGGGGTATGGGGCATTGCTTGTTAGCGGTTTTAATCCTAAACATTTTCATTTCTGCTGTGCCTTCTCGCACAAGTCTTTCGATCATTTCTTTTGTTCTACTAATTCCCTTTCCTGTCATTTGAGAAATCTGCTTTGACGTATAAAAGTCCTCTGGGACTTCATCAATATTCTTAGCCATTGATCGGGCAATGGCATCAGCCCATGCATTAGCACTCATATTGGCAACCTCCATTCTTTATCAAACTCTCCACGAGTCAGAAGCCAAACCGCTGAATCGTTACCAATCACCTCGCCAATAACCATGCCTTGTCGCCACCCAAAGGTTGCCCTACGGCAATTAGCATAGTCCATACTTCCCTGACGAGTGAGAGTTCCAACGCAGAACCCACTACTCTCCTTACTTGTTCTCCCTTCAGCCATTTGACTGCGATGGGTATGGGCGAATACAACCTTGCCACCATACATCTCTGCCATGTCTCTAGCGGCGTTCTCATTAAAGATTGTGCCATGAGTGAAGGTAATATCTGCCATCATCCACTTTTGGTAAATGCCAGTATACGGAATCCTCCTGCACTTGATACCAGCTAAATACTGATCAATATGCTGGTCAACTGCTTCTGCACAGCAAGACACAATTGCGCTCTTGCTTGATTTAAGATTCTGAATCCTAACCTCGTGATTGCCATCTAAAGCTATGGTAGCCCCAATGTCCTTAAGGAATTGAAGCCCTCCATCAATGTCTGGACGAATAGGCTCTGACTCATCACTTGACCCTGCGGCTCCCTTCCTCATGGCGGCAGTATCAGCCCAATCGCCAAGATGGATTACTTCCTCTGGTTTCCATGAATCTTTAGCCCTAGTAACAGCATCTAATGCAGTAGGATCTGCGTACTTGCCGTGGGAGCAACCCACCGCTATGAAGCGAGTGGGCTTTGTCCCGATGTTAAACATCTTCGGCTTCTTGCTCATTACTCGGAGGGTGTAATGGTTACAAGTTCAAACTTGCTTGGATCTTTCTTTGAAGGGGCAACGCCCACATCAACGATTGTACCCTCTTTGCCAAACTCTGTGGCGGCATCAAACAACTTCTCATCGAAGGTCATTGCCTCAATAACCTTTCCGCTGTCATTGAACTCAACCGCATACAGCGTCCATACCTTCGGGCTTCCTTCCTTGCTCTTGGCGGCAATCTTGGTATTTGTTGGAAGGACTCCCCTCCAAATTCCTGTGACTGCCCCTGCTGGACGCACAGATGGGTTCTTGTCCATTACCTTCGCTACTGCTGGACGAGCCTCTTCCCTCTTAACTGGCAGATGCTCATTGCCGTCAAGATCGTCTTCGGTCGCAAGCCCACAGACAGCCGCAAGTGAATAGCGACGAGCGTAAGAAATTGCTCCACCCACTCCCTGTGGCGACTGATCCTTCAAGGGGAGAAGGAGTGTCGTTGTTGTGGAGTACCCTGAGACATGGAGAATCGTTGTCTCCACTCCTGCGGTTCCATCCATAAACAAGGGTGCTTGAGTGATGGCAAGTCCATGCTTTAGAAGAACTGGGCGTGTTGCGTCCACGATTGCCTCTAGCGGTGCGTACTTGCTCTTGAAGTATGGATTAGCCGCAGTCTTGGCGACATTAGACAATTCCCCGATAGCGGCAACAAGTGCCGATGAATATTCCTGCTGTGGTGTTGTTTCTGTTTTCATGTTGTTTTTGGTTGGTTGGTTTATCGTTCGTCGGCCTCAATCATTGAATCGTCAATGAATGAAATGGCTTCATCTAGCGTTTCCCGAAGATCCTTCAAACTATCCATAAGGATCTCAAGTTTCTCCTCAAGTGACAATGGTTCTTTTTCCATAGTGATTAACGGAAGATTGCCACTCCTGAGAATGTGATTGCGACTGCAATGCCAATAGCTGTCATCCAGAAGATGCAATTGATGCTATGGTCAATGAAGTGCCTTAGTTCTGCGATCTCCTCGCTCTGAAGGGAGGTGGTGTTGTTTAGCTCGTCTATCTTAACAGCGTGATCATTGATAGCCTCTTCAATGGTGATGAAGCTATTCTCATGATCTTGCAATAGTTGGCCTAATCCGATATACTCAGACGCTTTCTCATGAGGAAGCGGCTGGGTTGCTTTTGTCTTTTTGGTTTTTGTTTTTGTTGGTGTTGTCATAACGAGAAATGTTTTATGTGGAGATGATACGGATGTCGAGAATTATTTTGAAAAAAGATTCTCCATGATTCCATCAAGATAAACACTTGCGCTAGAGCCTTTGTATTCGTTGATGGCAGAGTTGATTGCGGCGATCAATGAGGCTTGAGTGTTCTTGATTGCGACCATCCTGTGGTTCAACTCTTCCACTTCCCTTTCCAATACTCGTGCGTGTTCAAGTATGTTGATTGCAATACAACCTCCAACCATGAGAGCGTCTGTACGAGGTGTGGGATATTCAGTTGTCATAGCCCATCCTTTTATGTGGGAGAAATATCAATGGCAAGAAAAAAGAAACTCCCCTGCCTCATAGGAAGCAGGAGAGCGATTTCCCTTTTACCCCAATCCGCGACCATTGCTGGCGGCAGTTGGTGAGGTGCTAAGATAGAATGGATTGAGTCGGCATATCAAGATCTTTTTTTTAAAAGAGAAAAGAAATTATAGGCTTGACATCAATGCACCAAAACCCCTATGTACCCCATACTGCTCTTGCAGAGAGCTTCAAGCTCGTCCTGTTACTTTTCTTAGATCTTTCGTTCTATTCAACCATCCATTTAAAAAAACTTTACTTTGAGGTCGATGGATTACAAGCCTCTTGTAGAAAGCCTCCTGTTCATTGATGAACTTTGATGGGTTATCACCAGAAAGTTTGAGTATCTTGTTTGCTCTGGATAGACCGCAATTCACACAGCAGTTGAAGAAGATGAGGTTCATAGGCCAATCCATGTCATCACAAGCGTACTTGATCCAATACTCATTCCAGTAGATCTCACTCGCCTCGTCATACGTTAGATTAGCAATGTCCACATTCGGATGTGATCTGGCATCTATTCCATACTTGGTTCCAACGAGCTTTCCATCCCGATAGTTCCCTGCATCGTCTTTATGAAGACAGAGCTTGGTTCCCTCCCACTTGAACAGGAAGGGGATGATTACGTCCTTAAATAGTTTCGTCATCGAAGTTCTTTGGCTTCTGGATGTATTCAACAACCTCTTCCCTTACTTTTGCCACAGACGATACTACTTCTTGGACTTGGGTTGTTCCCATCTTCCAATCGTATACCATTCTGCCAGTAACAAGAAAAATGACAATAGCCCCAGTAACATACAGGGCATTTGTTGTAATGGTGACAAATCCAGCCAACGCCACCTCTGGAAGCGTGTATAGATGTTCAACAGCCCAACGCCAAGAGGCTTGAATTACTGCAATTCCGACGAGGGAAGCGACAAGCCTCTGCGATACTGCCTTGTTCAAGCGAGGAATTTCCATGAAGTCTTAACCCCGATGTATCCCACAACACAAACAATGGAAACGATTGCAATACCCCTCCAGACCCATAACTCTTTAAGTGCCTTCACTTGCTTGTTATTCCAATAGACAACTTCACCTTGAGCCTTCGCTAGTGCCAATGATTGATCGTCCACTTGCTTCTGATAGGTCGTAATTGCGTCAGAAAGCTCTTTAACGGCGGCGTGACCTTCTGGGCGCACATACTGACGCACTTTTTCTACCCCTGTTTTAACGGCTACTACGGAAGGTGCAGTATAAACTGGTTTTTCTTGGTGGGCGCATCCTACTAGACAAAAGATGCCAATAACAGCAAGGATGTGTAGAACTTTCACTTGATCAGTTTTCTTACGCCAGCATAAATTGCGATCAAGCCAGCTAATAGCGAAACAAGCAAGGTTAGGTTTTGAAGCCAAACATGGGTTGCGTCAAAGAAACTAATAACGAGTGAAACCAACGAAACGATTGCACTTGTTGGGCCTACGTCAGATTGTGAAATGTTATCGCTCATATTATGGGTTGGTTGTTTCTACTTCTACAGGATGCGTAGGCCAGATTGGTTCGCCCTCAAATGGCGTAAGAGTTAGAAGAAAGGCGTGATATGCTAACCAGTATGGGTCTTGTAGCTTGTCAGAATTAGTTAACAAGATGCCATCTTTAGTTGAAACTGATGTGCATTGCCTGTCAACTAGCCCTGCGTTAATCGCATCTAGTTCAACTTGTTTTTCGGAAGTAACGATTAACCAGTTCATATTAGTTGACGAGTGAATTTTTCAATGTATCGACAATTTCAATAAATGATTCAACATCTGTGCTAGTTCCAATGCTGTAAAATGAAATTTCCCCACGATACATTTTAAAATTGACTCCCACCGCGGGTTCTGTTTTGTACAAAAAGAAATTTTGGCCAGAAAAATAATCAGCATATTCTATATCATATATTCCCCAACCTACATCCCCATAAAATGTAACACCCGATTCATTTCTTGAAAAACAAACTGAAGATAATCCAGATCCAAACGAAAAACTTTCATATGATATTGGGCTAACCTCAAAACCATTTTCTTTATAGAAGAGGTTTATTTCTGCCCCTGTTTGTGCACCATCATTATTAGACCCAAAGATGTATTCTTTCTGAGAACTAATAGAATTACAAGGCGTGGTTGTTCGGGCAAGCATATGAACATCCAACCCATTGATGTCCGTAGTATCATTTAATAGGGTATCTAAATATTTAGTTGTGTTTGCGCTACAACTGTCTACAATACCACCTAGCAACCCAGTCAGTTTATTATAGTTTTCAGATGTGAAATTGTAGTTTACTGGATTTCCTGTCAGTTTGATATTCACCAATGCCCCCGCAATAGTAGATGGCCCGACTAGGAAACACGCCTGTCTAATAGAACTCCAGATGCCAGCGGATTTCAGCGATAGGAAAGCAGTATTAAATGCGTCCTTGTTTGAGGTAATTGACTCTGGTGATGCGCCAAAATTTGCGCCAGTTGCTTCTACCGCAGAAAACCAAGCTAAAGCGTCTGGATCAGAAGAAGGGCCAGATGCTCCTACCAACTGATAATTTATACTAGCCTTCAGAGCGAGGCTTGGCATGACCTAGGTTGTGTAGGCTACTACGGAAGTTCCAGCACCAGTTGTGAAGCTGGTAGTATTTCCGTACAGGACGAAACCAGCAGGGAAAGTAACGCCAGTTATGGTTCCAGTAATATTGCCAACATAAGCAGTAAGAGTGCCGCTAGTGACAAACTGAAGGGCGTAAAAAGTGCCAGATCCAGATGCCGTAGAAGCAGGGACGATCTTGCCTCCGTTAGCTCCAGAGTTGTGATCGGATACATTCAAAACACCATCAACGGCTTCTAGTATCTTACATTGCGTAATTAATTCTCCGTCTCGTGGATTAGAGTGAACAGGTTGAAATATTGTCATACAATTGAATTAATATCTTTTATTGAATAGGTAGGCAAGTGATATTGCAATATGTTGGATTGGAATTAACTGGTTGAAAGTTAGACAAGGTAATTTCCCTGTGATTAAAGGTTAAACCATCTCCTCGTCTACCATCTCTTCTTCTGCCATTGCCTCATCCTCGACCATAGCATCTTCGCTCTCCATAGCCGCAATCTCTTCCTTCATTGCGTCTTTAGCCTTCTTAGGCTTGGGCTTATCGGACTTGGACTCAATAGGAGTTTCATCCTGACCAATTGCGATGATGTGGATCTTGCCGTCTGCAATCTTAAACTTGGCGATCTCTGAGAACTCTGCTCCCTCTTTAACGCCGTCTGGTGCTGTGAATCCTTTAGGAATGGTAAATGATGTGGTCATAATGTGAATTGTTACTTTGTAATGCTTTGTTGGTCAATGGTAAAAAGAAAAGCCCCCAAGGATTTCTCCAAGGGGGCTATCTTTGATTAGCTAGTTCCTATTAGGAATTCACGCAAGCAACGCTACCGAAGTCGTTAGCGCAACGCTTGTGGATGATCACTCGTCCAAGGTAAGGAGCAATCGGGCGACTGCCACTCGTGAATACTCCCATCCAGCGACCGATCTTTCCAAGAGGATTGGAAACCGCATCACGGATGTTCAGCCAGAAGAACTGACCAGAGTAGTAGTAAGGATAATCATCGAAGCTTGCGCCAGCGATGTTTGGCCCGACTTGTTGCACCGACTCCTCATACACATCTGGATGGAAGATGTATGCGGCCTCGTATGGAGCGTTGTTATACGCTGGATTTGCCTCCCACTTGAACCCTGTGGTCGTGCTGGACTGCACGAATGGGTAGATCTGGGTGTACGTATTACCAGAAAAGGTGAAGCGAGGAACCTCAAGATCAATCATGTGGTAGAACCCACCGAACGAACGCTCAACACCAAGAGGAGCGATAAGCTCACTAGGAGTTGCAAAGCGGATGTCCGCACGAAGCTCTGTGTTGTTACGGATGAGCGCACGACTTGTCTCAGGGCTGGTGATCAGTCCAAGGACAGGAACACCATTCTCTTTACCAAGTGCATTGTGACCAGCACCATCACGAATCAGACGAACACGGATCGTGTCAAGCTGATCCTGTGCCAACTGGAAGGTTGGAACTGGAACTGCGTTAAGAGTTGCGTACTCGGTGTTGTAACCAGCCTGTATCTTGGAAACAAGACGCAGATACTCGCTACGGCGACGATTGTCGAGGACGGTCTTCGTAAGCTGAGTAAGCTGAGTAACAGTCTTAGCGATCTGGGACTCAATCTCAAACGAAGTCTTCAGATCGTCCAAGCAGATGCAAGGGGTCTGATAACTGCGGCTCTGAAGATTCCAACTACGGACAGTCTGACCGAAGTCAAGATCTGAAGGAGAAGGAACGCAACCATTGCTGGAAGTGCCGTTGGAAACTCCAACGTTCGTCCAAGCATTTTCAAAATCACCAGAAAGCACACGCTCAACTGTGATCTCATTAAGAGTCGTACCCATTCCTTGAGGGAATTTGCCGACACGGACTAGACGACCCCAAGGGCCATCAACGGAATAACGCTCGTGAACGTCAACGGAGAAACGATTAGTTTCACGCTGGAACAAGTCATTAACTGTAGAGCAAGTAATTGCCATAATATTAAATAATTAAATTGTTTGTTTGTGACTTTGCGTAATGCATTGTCTGTCTTTTTTTGAAGTAGCGACCCCTTCTACGCTAGTGTTATGGTGACGAACCCATATACGTCATAAGTGGCAATTAACCAATTAACTAAGTCTAGTCAACGGAATTTAGCATATCTTTTAAGATGATGCAGTTTTCTTGCGTAATTAATGGAGCAGTCCAGCGCACGATATTCCATCCAAGCCTAGTAGCCTCCCAATACTTTTCAGCGTCAGCTAGGAACCCTCCACCTCTGGAGTGCCTTCCTCCCCACGCTCCACCCTCAATTTCAATCAGAGTCTTAGACTCGTGATGGGCATAGTCGGCTCTCCATTTTCTGGTTGGATGAAACCTTAGTTCGATCTCCAGCTTTGGGCCGTCCACGCTTGCCCACAGAAGGTCGAACTTTCTTTCCAAAGAGCTTGGCACATGAGGCTTTGGTGAGGATGCCTTCTTGGATGAAGCGGCTGATGATGTCTTTTTTGTTTTTGGTGCTTTCTTTGGCATAATTAATAATTTCTTCCCAAGGGTCAATCAAAGGGTAAGTTTCCTTTGTTTCATGAGGCTTCTGTGTAACCAGCACAGCACCCATTGCAGGATCTCCCTGCACATCATTCGGAATTACGCCATCAAACATTAACACGCCCAATTTATCAGGATGGTATATTACAGCAAGTGGATCTACTAGATCTGGAGTAACAACATCCCTGCGCCACTTAGCATCTGGAACCCAATCATGATGGATGAGCTTAGTTTCGTGCATCTGGTGAATGACATTGGACGCACTAGCAATATCCCAAGCAGTCTTCTCGTTGTTGAAGATAGATGGGGCTAGCCGATGTAGATCCCAATGATACACACCCACGCCACTCATATGATTCACTCCATTCGGCATAATGCCAGCAATCTCTACCAAAGCACCCATAAACGGCTTCCTAGCTTGATTGTATGCAAGCTCTATGGAGTCGATCCAGTTAGGCTGGATAGGAACGGCATCTGGCTCCATCCAGAGGAAAGGTTGCTTGAGAGTTGAGGATACCAACCAAGCTACTGACTCAAAAGCCATATTGCAGGACTGAGGCCAACCACCATAAGCATGATCGCAAGGCTCAATGATCACCTCTCCAAAGCAAGCCTTCAGCGGCTCTAGAACGCCGTCTGTAGTTGATTTCCTAATCGGAACCAAGACTAGCTTATGTTCTTTATAAAGACCTAATTGGCAAACATGGTTTGCCCAACGGCGCATAAGGGGAAGATCCCCATCGTGGTAAGAGATGGCAACAATCATTTCAGTTCATGCGTTGTAATACGACTATACCATCATGTCAACATTAAACAGGAATGAATTCTTGCTGGCGTTGCCTTAAGTGTCCGTAATATTCTGGAGCTTGTTCGTGCCAAGCAACGTGATGGATGACCTTATCGCCATGCCTCTTAATGTGATCGCAAGCAATATGAGGAACGCAAGCTATCCTTAGTCCTGCTGGATGCCACTTACTCCAACACAGAAATAGGTCTTGAGTGCCTTTACCCAAGTATCCTGTAAAATCAGACAAGGCTAGTGCCTTCTTTGACAATAAGGTGCAACCAAGCCCACACCAATCAGACGGAACTATTGAACCAAGGCCAATAGCAGGATAGGCAAACTCCATCCATCCCCTACGTCTCCATCCGTGTTTTGCGGTGACTTCCCAAATGTTACCATCTGGCGGTGATTTCTTAACCATCTCTCGTAGCCTAGCCATTCTTTTTCCTTCTTTCTCTGCCGTTGATCTTTCTTTAGCCCCTTTTAGCCGCTTCTCACATTCCTCTAAACAAAGCTTGAGCCTTGGCTTAAGTATCCTTTCACTAGCAAGGAAGTCCTCCGCTATCTGAGCCGTTGGAGTGCCAAACCCACCAAGGAACAAGCCATTCGGGTAAGTGGCGGCGGCTATGCTATAATAGGAATCACCTTGAGCATCTGGCATCTGAAGCGTCCATTCAAGCACACGGAGGGCGTTAGCTGTCGGAATGGTATCGCTCTCTACGCTCCAACAGGCATTAGCCTTAATACGCCTAGCAAACTCAAATGCGGCTCCCTGTAGTTGAGCTATCCTAATCTGAGCCGATTCCTTGTAGTCTTTCTCGTCTTCAGTTATTGGCAAACGGATTGCCGTGACCTTCCATCCTTCGGGAAGCCTTCCCTTGGCTAGTTCTTCCGCTTTCTTTGATTCGTCGCTATTGTCGGTAGCGAAGATGAAGTGAGCTTCGGCATGGTGAGCCGCTGAAGCTGATATGGCTCTAATGAGTTGAGGCCAGCAATGAAGATATGACTTCGTTGCCGCAGTTACTATTGCAAGCATCCTTTAATAGTTTCCAAACAAAAACCTTATGGCAAGAAGAAATTAAAATGCACCAACAAGGCTATTAAACTCAGCAATGAATCCCTGCGTCCCCCACACGACATAAGCGTTAGAATTTGTAGTTCCTATAGTAATGTGAGAGGTAATCGGGAATTTTGAAGTTGTGAAGGGTACATATGGATTGCCTTCACCGAATGCCCTATCGCCAAAAACATAATCCCCCCCCCCAAGAGGAATAAGTTCCAACAACAGAAGGAATAAGATCGGTTCCAATTATAAAAAAATCCCAAAGTAATGCTGTATTTGTCTGAGTTGATAAAGCGTAGCTTGTTGAAGAACTGGCAGTAGACATTCCAGTAGTGTAGCTAGTCACCCCTAAAAACCCACCAAAAGAAATCCCCAAAGTTCCAGTAGTCATTCCTTTGTCTGTTGATACAAATGTAGCATATGTGGAAGAATTAGAAGAGTTGCTACTTATGATATAACTAGCACTATTTTGAGTGCTGTATGTGTTAGATGAATCTGACCCTGACCCTATAGTGGTAGTGGGAGAATAAAACGTCATGCTATTGCTGTTTAGTGCGTATTCTCCAAAAGGAACTGTGTAAATTGGGTATGTGGAAAAGTACCCAT